CACTCCCGCGTCATCGACGCGCTGCGGCAGCTCGACGACATGCCCCCGCCAGACCTTGTGTTCGTGGCCGAGGACATCGGTGACAGTGAGGTGGAGCAAGGCCCCGAGCAGATGCACCATGACCATGTGCTCATGGCGGCTAGACGTCGAGGCGTCGCTGCTGTCATGCTGGGCCGGTGGCAAGTGAGCGGGCAGGTGTACGGAGCACCTGTCGTCCCCGAGTTGGGGGCAGCGATGCGACAGGCGACAATGCAGCGGCTACGGGCTACGGCTCGCGAGGCGCTGTTAGGGGTGGCGTGACATGCCGAAGGGCAAGAAGGCCGAGGGCAAGAACCCGGGCGGGCGTCCGACGACCTGCACGGACGAAATCATCGACAAGCTCTGCGAGGCACTGGAGAGGCTGGGCGTCGGCAAGTACGCCTGCATCGAGTGCGGAGTCAGCGAGGGCACGGTCCTGAGCTGGCAGAACAAGGCATCGCAGGGTGGGCAGTTCGCGAAGTTCGCGGACCGATGGGCACGCGCGCGCGTACGATCTAGGGCAGCCTTGGTGCAAAACATCGCCATTGCAGGCGCCGATGACTGGCGCGCCTCGGCGTGGCTCCTTGAGCGTTACGACCCCGAGCACTTCCCGCAGCGTCCAGAGGTGCAAGTGACGACGCATGTTCACCAGGGCGCAGAGGTCGCGCCCCTGCTCCAGAAGCTCGTCAGCGCCAAGCCCGAGAAGGTCGGCAACGCGTGAGTGTCCTGCTGTCATGGCAAGGCGGCCTCGGTGACTGCTGGTTCGGGCGACCGACAGACAGACCATGCGAGGCGCGGGACTGCACTCGGCAGGCCGGCTACACCTGCGACGCCCACGACGAGGCCGGGCGATGCGGCCTAGAGGTCTGCACCGAGCACTCCGTCGAAGTCATTGTCGGTGGCCTCGGTGGTCACCTGTGCAGCGGCCATGCCTCGCATCAGCGAGCTTGACCCGCTGCCATGGCAGGCCGAGTTCCTGCGCGCGGGTCTGAGTGGTGAGTGGCCATCAGATGCGGCGGCGGTCCGTGGTGGCTTGGGCAGCGGCAAGTCGCTCGCGCTCTGTGCTCTCGCCATCCTTCTTTGTGAGACTCGGCCCGGGGCGCTGGTGGTCGTCGGCATGGACACGTTCAGGCGTCTCCGTGACGTGCATCTACCGCATCTGCACGGCCTGCTCGCGGGCTCATCGGTAACCTACGCTGCGTCTGAGCAGGCGTTCGTCTGGGCGTCAGGGTCGCGGTTGCTCTTGGCTCATCTCGATACCCCGGCGAACAGCGGCCCCGGCTCGTCACCCATCGAGGGTTTGAACGCGCACGCCGTCCTCGTGGATGAGTGCCAGGTACTGCGGCCCGACGTGCTCGACGTGGCGCGGTCGCGTGCTCGCGTACCTGTCGCCGACCAGCGCGGCCAGATGCAACGGCCCGTTGTCGTGACCTGCGGCATCCCCGTCGAGCCTGCGTGGTGGGTTGAGAGAACGCGGGAAATTGGCGGCGAGGCTTACCTGCCGCAGTCGTCGGAGAACGCGCAGCACCTCGGGGCGGGATGGCTTGAGCGCATGCGTGAGACGCTCAGTGACCGCGACTTTGCGGCGCTGGTCGAGAATCGGCCGCTGCCCCCGGTTGGGTCGGTCTTTCACGCGTGGGCGCCTGAGAAGTGCGTGACGCAGGAACTGGTCGACTACACGCACATGCGCACGATGCTGGCCATGGACTTCGGCCTGCGTCATCCGTGCGCGCTCCTGCTCGTCGAGCTCACGCGCGGCCGGTGGCACGTGACCCGAGAGTGGGCGCCCGACGACGAGACGTTGCCCGACTTCCTCGCGCGCCTATCCATCGAGTGCACGCCTCGGCGACTGTGGCAGCCGGGCAGCCAGCGCATCCCGCTCGATGCCGTCGTGGCGGACCCTGCAGGCGGCGCGCGCTCGGCTCAGACCGGCATCGCTGACCTCGACCTCGTGGCGCTGTCGCCTCCCAAGGGGCTGGGCATCATGCCTCGCATCGAGCGCGACCCCGAGCGGCGGGACATCGTCAGCGGTTGTACGCGGGTAAACCTCGCCCTTGAGCGCGGCGCTCTGACGGTCGACCGTGTGCTTTTTGACGCGGGCATCCGAGCGCCTGCCAGCAAACGCACGCTAGCCAGGGCCATGACGGGTTACCGCTGGGACGACCGCGCGCCTGGTCGACCGGCCAAGGATGGGACGCACGACCACCACGCCGACACGCTGCGGTATGCCGTGCGCGAGGTGCTGTGGTATCTGCCCGACCCGACGCGGCGCGAGGCAGCGCCTGCAGCTCCTGAGCGTCGACGTGTCGAGCTCGACCCGATGGACGTGCGCTGAGCTTGACGCGCTTGAGGAGCGTGGTAGCTTGGGCGTGGGGGCGGCCCTGACCGGCGAGTCAAGCGTGTGTCGCGGGATGGTCTCGCGGCGCATGTGCTGAGTCTAGGCCACGCCCCCGGCCAATCTAGGAGGGTCCCATGGTCTCGTTCACGTCGCTCATCATCGTCCTCAAGGTCCTCGCCCACAGCTGCGGAGGTTCCCTGTGACCGCCATCATGCTCAAGATCATCATCATCGCCTGTCATGGCGGCCTGTACAGCATCATCTGAGAGTCTCCCCCGCCAAGCCAAGGCTCGCGGAGTCCCGGCCAGACCATCGGTAGACGGTCCCGCTGGGCGCCTTGAGCACTGACCGTGCGTGTCTTGGCGGGGGCGTGCGTTTTCTGACGCGCTGTGCTAGGGTGCGCGCATGGCACTCTCCGTACAGGTCAGCAAGTACAGCGCGCCCGAGGCCGTCGACGGTCGTGGCGTTGGCGTGCAGAGCCTGCCGGTCAATGACGGCGAGACCAATCTCAGGCTGGTCCAGCTGGCCCCGCGCATCGCTGCGTACCGTGTGGCGATGCGCTGCGCTCCCTGCGCAGTCGGCGCTCAGGCGCTGCTCGGGCTGGCGACGCAGGCCACGTGGGACGTCGCAGCGGCTCCCGACTCGCCCACCTCCGAGGCTGCGGCTGAGGTCGTACGGCGCACGCTCGGCCTCGGTGGGTACGCCTCCCCGGTCATCGAGTGGGACGGTCGAGTGCTTAGCCTGCCGTCGTGGGAGACGCGGATGCGTCAGCTCCTGACCGGCGCGCTCTACGGTTTCGCCCTGGCGGAGATGGTCGCGTATCCCTACGAGGGCACGACCTACATCGACCTCGAACCGCGCGATCAATCGAGCGTGCGGCAGTGGGTCTACGAGGGGCGGCGCATCGTCGCTGTCGACCAGTGGCAGCGCGAGCCGTACGGCCTAAGCTCGGTCGGCTCGGTGCGTATCCCCTACGAGCGCCTCGTGCATCTCGTCTGGCCGTCGCTGTCTGAAGGCGTCGAGGGCGTGGGCCTGCTGCGTCAGGTCGAGCCCCTCGCGAGCGACTACAGACGCGCGACCAACCTGCGCAACGTGCTTGTGCAGCGCTACGCGGTGCCGGTTCCCACGGTCACCATCGACGAGGACGCCTTGGCGCGTCAGCGTGGCACGGCTCCGTCTCAACAAGAGTACGAGGCTGCGCGCGACGAGCTGCTGCGCGTGCTGCGTCGGTACACCTCGCACGAGGAGTCGGCGCTGGTTCTGCCCTCGTGGGCGTCGCTCTCCTTCGAGGGTGCGTCTGCTGCGTCTGGCTCTGGTCCGCTCTCTGCTGTCGTCAGCGACATCGAGCGCGAGATTCTGCAGGCGTTCTATGTGCAGTTCTTGGCGATGGGCTCCAGCGGTTCGTCAGGCGCCTATGCCACGGCGCAGGTCCACGCGGAGCTTGCGGCGCAGATGGCGGGCGACTTGTGCCAATGGCTGGCCGAGGGGCTTAGCTCCTACGTGCGCGCCATCGTCAATGCGAACATTGGCCCCATGCCCCTCGACCAGCTCCCGCGCCTGACGTACTCGGGCATCAGGTCGAGCCTGTGGGTCGAGAAGGTCGGCGACGTCGTGTCGCTGCTCTCCGCTGGCGTCCTGACTCCCACGGCCGAGGACGAGCGGGCGATTCGGTCCGCGCTCGAACTGCCTGCGCCTACGCGGGCAGCCGAGGTCCGATCTGAGCGTGAGCGCCTCGGGCGCACCGTTCGGCCGACGACTACACCTTCTACGCTTCCCGGAGGCATCTGATGCCGCTGCTGTCCACTGAGGAACTCACGCCTCCCGAGGCTGTGCAGCGCGAGGCGCTCAAGGGCGTGGCTCTGCACGAGGCGGGCAAGTCGGGCGACGGCATCAAGCCCGAGACCATCCGGCGCGCCAACAGCATCGCCAACGGTGAGCCTCAGAGCGAGCAGTGGGTGACCAGCGAGGCGCCCGCATGGTTTGCGCGTCACGAGGCCGATTGGGAGGAAGGCGTCGACGACGTCGAGGGCCAAGAGTCCCCCGGCTACGTCGCGTGGCTCCTGTGGGGCGGCGACGCTGGGTCGGAGTGGGTCGAAGAGATGCAGCAGCTGTACCTCGTGCGGCGCGCGCAGGAGGAAGGCAGCGTGCCGAGCCCCGGCGTTTCGGCGCTGGCTGTCGAGCCCTCGCACCTCGCTGCCATCGCTGCGGGTAAGCCCAAGCGATACTTCGAAGGCGCGCTCGGCACGATGCATGTGGACGGCCCGCTCTACCCCATCGACTACTACTCGATGCGCCTCGACCTGAAGCGCGCGCAGTTGCAGGGCGAAAAGGTCATGGTGATGCACGTCGACAGCCCCGGCGGCTACGTGGCCGGTGTGCGCGAGACCAGGCGTGCTATCGCTCGGGCGCAGGAGCAGGGCATCTACGTCCTCGCGTACGTCTCGGGCATGGCTGCCAGCGCTGCGCTCTGGCTCGCTGCTGCGGCTGACGAGGTCGTGCTCTCGCCTCTCGCCCAAGCGGGCTCGGTGGGCGTGGTCGTGACTCTCGCGCGCGATGGCGAGGAAGGCAGCACGGTCGAGGTCGTGTCGAGCCAGACCCCGCGCAAGCGTGCATCGACGAACGACAGCGACTACATCGCAGCCCTGCAGCGTCGGGTCGACCAGCTCGCGAGCATCATGCTCGGCGAGATTGCGGCCGACCGTGGCGTGGCTGTCGAGTCCCTCGGTGATGGCTCGGTCTACGCGGCCGACGAGGCCGTGGCGCGTGGTCTGGCTGACCGCATCGCGACCAATGCAGACGATTGGATGTTTCTCGGGGGCAGCATGCCCCTCGACTATCAGCGCAAAGTCCGGCCCGCCACGGTCGTTGCGTCTACTTCAGGCGGACACACGGAGGCCCCGATGGGCGACGAGAACACGACGGCGCAGGCCGTCGACACAGCGGCGCTCGGCGAGGTCGAGCGTCTGCAGGCTGAGCTGCAGGCTGCGCGTGAGCAGCTGCAGGCGATTCAGGACGCCGCGCACAAGGCGCAGGACGAACTCCTGCGGCGCGATGCGGTGGCGATGGTCGAGACGCACGTGGTCGGCGGGCGCATCCCGCAGGCCAAGCGTGGCGAGTGGGTGGAGCGGGCGATGCGCATGGGCATAGACGAGGTGGCGGGCATGCTCGCTGACCTGTCGCCCATCGTCGCTGTCGCGGCCCCTGTTGGGCACGGTGGCGCCGCTGCCGATGCCGTGAATGAAGACCCCCGCGTTGCCGAGGTCCGGCGCGCGAATGACATGCTCGCGCGAGTCCGCGCGGGTCGAGGAGTGTGACATGGCCAGCGTGAATGGTCTCGGGAGCATCAAGTCGTACCGCCTCACGGGCACCGTGACGCGCGGTCAGGTCGTCAAGGCCGATGGCCTCAGCGGTGGCATCGCGGCTGGGGCGCAGGCCACCAGCGGCGGCGATTACCTCGTCGGCATCGCTCTCACGAGCGGCGTCGCGGGTGACATCATCGACGTGCAGGTCCTGGGCAACTGCCCCTTCGCGATTGCCTCGGGCGTCATCAACCCTGGGCAGTTCGTCACGGCCGACGCGGCGGGCAAGCTCGTTGCGGCTGCCTCGGGCGACCGCATCCTCGGCGTCATCCTCAGCGGCGCGACCAGCACCGGCGCGACCGCGGACGGTGTCGTCTGCGAAATCAACCTCCAGCACTCCATCTTTCCTTGAGGACTGAACCATGAGCGCAGCCAATCAGAACCAACTCGCCCCGGTTAGCCCGATCCTGTCGGGCGCTGCCATCGGCGCCGCGCAGTCCCTGCAGGGGCTGGTCTTCCCCTTCCTCCCCATCCAGCCGGTCGTGCCGACCGCCTCGAAGGGCACCATCTTCGTCGAGAACTCCTCGGGCTACATGGGCAGCCCGCAGGTCGTCGCGACGGCTCTCGGCGCGGACTACCCGCGGCGCGCTCTCGGCGCTCCGACGACGGTCACGTACTCCTGCGAGGAGTACAAGCTGGCCTCAGACGTGGTCCCGCAGAAGCTCTCGGAGCGCTCGCAGTTCCCCACGTCGCTCACCGAGCGCGAGGCTGGCGCCATCGGCCGCAAGCTGGCCCTCGACATGGAGGCGCGCACGAGCTCGCTGTTCTTCAGCACGGCGAACTGGCCCGACGCGGCCCTCGCTGCGGTGCCCGGTGCGGGCTCGCAGTGGGACACCATCGTCACGGCGACCCCGATG